TAAGCCAGACTTACTTCAATGGTATCCTGAAGCAAACATGACGGATCACACTGAAGAATCAGCTCTTATTTTCGCAGAGAGTTTTCTCTCCGATAATCCAACTAAAGAGTATTTTGGTAACTAATTATTCGGGGATAGTTCAATTGGTAGAACAGCGGACTTTGAATCCGTTGGTTGGAGGTTCGAGCCCTTCTCCCCGAACCATTATTCTTTCTTACTCTCTACAGTCTTTTTAGCATTATCTAAGAATGAATAGATCGAGTTGATATTCTTCTGACACACAGTATTATTTGTATGCATCTGAACTAGTAGCTTTGACACTTGTACGTCTGTCAAAGTATCTGGATTCGGAAAATGTCTTACGTTTGGACAATAGAACAAAGACTTATCTGGCATGATAACGACTTGATCTGTCTTAGTAAGAACTTGAGGCGGTAACGATTTAGCGCAGCCTGCTAGAGTGAGAGCTGCTAAAGAAGCAATAACTAATTTCATTTTGGTGCATCCTTTAATCTGTTCACTGTCTTTTTCAAGACATCTGAAGCTGCACGATCAGACTTTTGTGTATCTGTTGAATTAAGATAATCGTCAGCTGCTTTCATCTTAGCATCAAAAGCTTCTCTTTCTGCTTTATTCTTTGCTAAGATCTCGTCTTGAGAAGCTTGGATGGCATCCATCTTAGCTTTGAACTCTTGCTGATCTTTGATAGCCTGTTCGATTTGTTTTTGATTATATTCTAACAGAGCTTCGCGTTCGATACTTGAACGCCAACCGATATAACCTGCGGTGAGAGCTCCAAAGAAAAGCACACCACCTATGACTATAAGATAAAAACGCATGATAACCTCCATGATCTGGGGTATTTATAAATATCTCATGACACGGAGTGAAAAATGGTAATACCTAATTTAGAAAACTTACAGATAGTATCCGAAGAGATCATCGAATACTGTGCTAAGCAGATTCAAGATGATCCGGAAAACAATTTTAGTAAGTTTCTCGAAGTAGCTAAAGAATACAGAAAAGCTGGTTTGACTCCTATCTTTTTATGTTCAGAGACTCTCAAAGATTTGATAGTCACTACTGAAGAAAGATTGAGAAAAAAGTTGCACTAGCTGTTTACAAATTAGGTCCGAGCACCTATATAGAATTATGAGATGCCATTCGGGTCTCATATTATAACCTAACTCGCTTAACAGGAGATAGCAATGACAAATTGGCCTACATATAAGTTCGACCACACGTTTACAGATCTTGCAAAATTTGATAAGTTCTTTGTTGGTGCAGACAAGTTCTTTGAACGTGCTAGACAGACAGCTGAACTTGTAGCAAATACCGCACAAGTTGCATATCCACCCTTCAATCTAAAGAAGACTGACGATAACGTCTATGTTATCGAGATGGCTGTCGCAGGTTTTGCTAAGCAAGACATCGAACTAACTCTTGAAGATAATAAGCTCAAGATTGCAGGTAAAGTAGAAAACGACGAAAATGAGAATACTGATTTCTTGTATAAGGGTATCTCTGCTCGTCCGTTCGAACGATCATTCGTATTGAACGATAACGTTGTGATCAACAATGCTCAGTATGTAAACGGTCTACTTAAGATCTGGTTAGAGCATATTATTCCTGAAGATAAAAAGCCAAAGAAGATCGACATCGCCGATGGTGATGCACCAGCTTCTAAGTCTAAGAAGCAACTTCTTACAGAATAATCCCCGCTAATTGGATGCGTCCATTAGCCCCTCCCGGCTCCGGCCGGGAGACTTCTATCAAGGAATAAAAAAAATGACACAACTAATATCAGCTTTCAGCTCATGGCTGAAGGACACATCACGTTATTACAATACAATATACGAACTATCAAGACTTACAGATCGTGAATTACAAGACATAGGATTGAGTCGTGGTGACATCATCAACGTAGCGAATCAACAACTGACAAGAACGATTATAAATAACATGTGTGACGCTAACTGATGGGAGCTATTATGGCTATCACTAAAGAACAACTGACAAGCTTTTTTGAAGATACTGACGACGATGTAATAGAATCATTCGTCGATCCACTTAATAAAGCTATGGATAAGTTTGAAATCAATAATACTAATCGTATCGCAATGTTCCTTGCTCAAGTAGGTCATGAATCCGGTGGTCTTACTAAGACAAGTGAAAATCTTAATTACAAGCCAGAGCGTCTAGCTCAGATCTTTCCTAAGTATTTTAGAGATGTAGATCCAAGCGAATACGCACATAACCCAGAAAAGATTGCTAATCGTGTATATGCTAATCGTATGGGCAACGGAGACGAAGAATCCGGTGACGGATACAAGTTTCGTGGTCGTGGTCTGATTCAGCTGACTGGTCGTTCTAACTACGAATCATTTGCTGAAGACGTAGGCATGGATGCTGATGCTGCAGTCGAATATCTAGCTACACCAGAGGGTGCTGCTATGTCAGCTGCATGGTTCTGGGATCAACACGATCTCAACGAATATGCAGATAAGGGTGATACGTTGACAGTTACCAAGAGAATCAATGGTGGTACTATTGGTCTCGAAGAACGTAAAGAACTCTACGAAGAAGCTCTGACTGTCTTCGCATAAAGTAGTTTACAAGATTGTTGAAATGGGGTAATATAGAGATATGTTACCCCATTTTCTTTGTCTAAATCGGAGTCCCGATGCGTTTCTACACGAATGTCTATCTACGCGGAAATAAGATCTATACTCGTGGTTACCAAAACGGTAAGCGCTTTAAAGAAGAAGATCACTATCAGCCATACATCTTTGAATTCGTAGCCGGCCAGAGTTCTAAGTATAAGACTCTGAATGGTAGGGATGTCAAGCGCACAAACTTTCGTAGTATCAAAGATTGTCGCGACTACATCAAACAGATGGAGGGTGTAAAGGGTAAAGAACTATTTGGTCTTACACACTTTCAATATACGTACATCAACGATGAATTTTCTGGTGATATAGAATACGATCCTTCACATATATCTGTAGTCAGCATCGATATCGAAACACCGACTGATCAGGGTTTTCCTGATCCTCAAGTCGCGAACGTTCCTATCAGCAATATCACGATTAGTAAGAACGGTAAGATCGTCGTTTTTGGTTGTGAGTACTATAAGACAAAAGCTGACAACGTCTATTACTTCATGTGTAAAGACGAAGCTGAGATGCTTCAAAAGTTTCTTATGGTCTGGAACGATGATGACTGGTCACCCGACGTGTTGACTGGTTGGAACATCGACGGCTTCGACGTACCTTATCTGTACAATCGTATCAGCAAAGTTCTAAGCGAGAACGAGGCTCGTAAGCTGTCGCCTTGGCGTATGGTCGACGAGCGTGAGATCGTTCGTGGCAAGACTGGTGGTCAGAGCCTAAGCGATCGCACTGATAAGATCTATGAATTGGTTGGTATCTCTACTCTCGATTACATGCATCTGTATAAGAAGTTCTCGTTCACCAATCAAGAGAGCTATAAGCTAGATCATATCGCAAACGTGGTTCTTGGTGAGAACAAGTTGGACTATTCGGAGTTCAGTTCGCTCTATGAGTTCTATCAGAAAGACTATGAACGTTTCGTAGATTACAACATTCATGATACTGTTCTTGTCGAACGCCTAGAAGATAAGCTCGGTCTTATCAAGCAGGTATTTGCTCTTGCTTACGATGCTAAAGTTAACTATAACGACGTTATGACGACTACTAAACCGTGGGATGTCATCATTCATAATTACTTGATGAATCAGAATATCGTCGTTCCTTTCTTCAAACCGAGTCGAGAAGACTTTGATCTAGTCGGTGGCTATGTCAAAGAAGTTCAGACTGGTATGCATAAGTGGGTGGTGTCTTTTGACTTGAACTCACTCTATCCACATCTTATCATGCAGTACAACATCAGTCCTGAGACGTTCGTTGCTAGAACGACTGAAGGATTTCCGAGCATTGACGGACTATTGACCGGCAAATATGACTTCAGCGCCCGGCATATTTCGCCCGATGATGGATTTTGCTGGGCGGCGAACGGATGCGCTTATAGAAAAGGAAAGCAGGGTTTCTTGCCAGCATTGATGGAAAAGATGTACGATGACCGTGTCATCTATAAAGAGATGATGCTCGAAGCTAAGAAGAGATACGAGAAGACGAAGTCTAAAGAAGACGAAAAGCTAATCGCTCGCTATCATAATCTTCAGCTAGCCAAAAAGATCCAGCTGAACTCAGCTTATGGCGCTCTTGGTAATCGATACTTCCGTTGGTTCTCTTTCGACAACGCTGAAGCCATCACTAAGTCTGGTCAGCTTTCGATTCGTTGGATCGAACGTAAGATGAACGAGTACATGAACAAGATCTGTAAGACTAATGGTGTAGATTACGTCGTAGCTTCCGATACAGATTCTATCTACGTAACGTTCAAGAATCTCATTCCAGATAACTGCGACGAAGTCGAAGCAGTCAAATTGATCGATAAGTTCTGTGAGACTAAGATCCAGTCTTATATCAATTCTTGTTATGATCAGCTCGCTGGCATGATGAATGCTTATCAGCAGAAGATGCAGATGAAGCGAGAGACTATTGCTAATAAGGGTATCTGGAAAGAAAAGAAGATGTATATCCTCAATGCTTGGAACATCGAGGGTGTGCAGTTTGATAAGCCTAAGTTGAAGATCTCGGGCATCGAAGCAGTTCGATCTTCTACTCCAAAGAAGTGTCGTGAAGCTATTAAGAATGCACTCGAAGTCTTGATGAATAAGACTGAAACAGAGTTTCAAAAGTATATCGCTGACTTCAAAGTTCAGTTCATGGAGATGCCCTTCGAAGAAGTAGCGTTTCCTCGAGGCGTCAAGTTGTTTGGTTACAAGAGTGCAGCTAATGGTGGTGTATATAAGTTCGAGTACAAGCTCGATCAGAAATCATTGCCTATTCAGGTTCGCGGTGCTCTTCGATACAATGATATGATCAAACGCATGGGACTCGAGAAGAAATACGATCTGATCAAAGAGGGCGATAAGATCAAGTTCGCTTATCTTATCACACCCAATCCAATAAGAGACAATGTCATCGCAGCTCCTGAAATACTTCCAAAAGAGTTCAAGCTTGATACATACATAGATCGTAGTCTACAGTTCGAAAAGACTTTCTTAGATCCGCTCAAAGCTATCACTGAAGTCATTGGATGGAAAGTAGAAAAGACTGCATCTCTTGAAAGTTACTTTTACTAAGAGGTAGATATGGAAATCAACGAAGATTTTGACTTTGGTTTTACTCACGCATCGAGTGAAGAACTAGCCAAGGGTCAAGAAGATAAGCTTCAGGGATTGAGAGCGATGATCATGCCATTGCTCAATAATCTGATGAAGAATCCAGAAAAAGATACGATCGTTTGGCCTGATCGTAAGAAAAAGATAGAAGCTTTTATTAAAAAAATGGATGCTTACATAGCAAAATAGTGTACAACGACTATTCAATGTGGTACTATACAATATGTGCGTAAATTACTATGAAAACTTTGGTTTCTATCATATCACTAACTTCTTCTCTGAAGAAGAATATGCATTGATGTTTGATGAACTTTCTTGGTTATGTGACGACGAACTACTTCTGAATCCTACTGATTCTGGTGGTAAGTCTTATGCTCGTACTAGTCGTGGATTGCCGATCGAATCTTTTATGCCAGCTTCAGATAGCTACATCATTCAAAAGATGAATAAGATGTGTGATCTTGATTTGAAGTTCGATCTGTCTAAGTATAAATCTACTCATCTTATCAATCACTATATGGGTGGTCAAAGATATGACTATCACACCGACGAGTGTGATTATACAGCTATCACCACTTTTTATAAAGATCCAAGACCTTATTTGGGTGGCACTCTTGTTTTCTGGAAAGACAACGTAGAGATGACTATGGAAAAATTCTTATCGAGAGATTTGATTATTTTTCCAGGATCGCTTCATCATAAAGTCACACCAATACAGATGCTCAAAAACAACGTAACTAATATGGACGCACGTATCAGCGTCAGCCGCTTCATGAAACTATAGGAGAACGCATGTCACTCAGAGATAAATTGATTAAGAACAGCACGATCGATTGGACTTCTACACTTACTGATAGTAAGATCTTTACAAAGAAAGATATTATTCCTACACCAGTTCCAATGATCAACGTCGCGCTGTCTGGTACAGTCGATGGCGGTCTCACACCCGGCGTTACTATGTTGGCTGGTCCGTCTAAGCACTTTAAGACGGGTTTTGCTTTGTTGTTGGCTTCCTCTTTTCTAAAGAAGTACAAAGATGGCGTTATCCTTTTTTATGATAGTGAGTTTGGTACTCCTCAGTCTTATTTTCAAACGTTTGGTATTCCTTTTGATAGTGTTGTTCATACTCCCGTTACTGACGTAGAAGAACTTAAGTTTGACATCATGAGTCAACTTAAGAACATCGAGCGTGGTGAACACGTGATGATCGTGATCGACTCTATCGGTAACATCGCTTCTAAGAAAGAAGTAGACGATGCGCTTGAAGGCAAGTCAGTAGCTGATATGTCACGCGCTAAGCAGTTGAAGTCGTTGTTCCGTATGATTACGCCTCACCTGTCTCTTAAAGACATCCCTATGGCTGTCATCAATCATACGTACAAAGAGATCGCGATGTATCCTAAAGACATCGTATCTGGTGGAACTGGTTCTTATTATGGTGCAGACAATATTTGGATTCTTGGTCGTCAGCAAGACAAAGATGCAGACGGCATTCAGGGTTATCACTTCGTTATTAACGTCGAGAAGTCGCGTTACGTTAAAGAGAAGTCAAAAATACCTATTACAATTAGCTTCGAGGGTGGCATTAATCGTTGGTCTGGCTTGCTTGATGTGGCACTTGAGGGAGCCTACATCGTCAAACCAAAAGCCGGATGGTATGCTCTTGTCGACAGGGATACTGGAGAAGTAAAGCAACCGTCTATGCGTGCATCTGATATCGTAGACAACAAAGAGTTCTGGATGAATATGTTCCAAGAGACTGACTTTGCAAAGTACATCGAAGCAAAGTATCGTATGGCTACTGGCTCTATTATGGAAGAAACCGATGAGTAAAATTATTGACACTTACGTTTCAGACGATAAGACTAAGAAAGCAGAAATAGTTCTCAATCGAGACGAGACTTTCTCTGTAAGTTTTTATAGAGACGACGTATTGGTAGAGACTCGAAAATATCCTGAAAACTCGATATATTATGCCGAACAAGTTGCAGAAAACTATGTCATTGGTATATTGGATGTGTTATAATGTATCATAAACAGCCGAGTTCCGTTAAGTATGATTATAGTCAGGAGAAGAAATGTCCATTGAAAACACAATTTTCGCCAATTTGGTCTTCAATGAAGAGTATGCTCGTAAGACTATTCCGTTTCTTAAAGTAGATTATTTTGCAAATCATGCAGATCGTTGTCTCTTTGAACTCATCAGCGATTATGTAAATAAGTATAATGCTTTTCCATCCAAAGAAGCATTGGCTATCGATCTGTCTAATAAGTCTGGTGTAAGCGAACAGATCTTCAAAGAAGCCGTCGGTAAGATCGAGTCTTTGTCTAAAGACGATAATACACAACTCGATTGGCTTGTAGATCAGACTGAAAAGTTTTGTCAAGACAAAGCTGTCTATAACGCGATCATGAAATCCATTCAGATCTTAGACGATAAGACTGGAGCCAAGGGCGCTGGTGCTATTCCACAGATCTTGTCTGATGCATTGGCTGTATCTTTCGACACTCATATCGGTCACGACTTTATCGAAGATTCGGATGAACGATTTGAGTTCTATCACACTAAAGAAGTTCGTATTCCCTTCGATCTCGACTTCTTTAATAAGATCACACAGGGTGGTCTACCACGCAAGACTTTGAATATATGTCTTGCTGGTACTGGTGTTGGTAAGTCTTTGTTTATGTGTCATGCTGCTGCAAGCAACATGATGGCAGGATATAATGTTTTGTATGTCACTATGGAAATGGCAGAAGAACGTATCTCTGAACGTATCGATGCTAATCTGTTGGATGTACCACTAGATCAGTTGAAAGTGATTCCCAAAGACATCTACGAAAAGAAGATGAATAAGCTTCGCGAGAAAGTCAAGGGTAAACTGATCGTCAAAGAATATCCGACCGCATGTGCTGGTTCTGCAAACTTTCGTCATCTTTTAAACGAGCTAAAGTTAAAAAAGAAGTTCGTACCCGACATCATCTATATCGATTATCTAAACATCTGTATGTCTTCAAGGATTAAGCATGGAGCCCAAGTCAATTCTTATACCCTTATCAAGGCAATCGCAGAAGAGCTCAGAGGGTTGGCAGTCGAGTTCAATGTACCTGTCGTCTCTGCGACTCAAACAACTCGAAGCGGATATTCGAGCAGCGACTTGGAGTTGGGAGATACGTCAGAATC